GCCTTGCGGTAGGCGTCCAGCCGCGTGCTGACGATGTCCACGCCCTCGGCCACCAGGTTGGCGGCATCCCGGATCGCGTTCTCAATCTCGACGGGGTTGAGGACCCTCGACGGGTCACTCATCGGTCACCCACCGGGGCATCGTCGTCGGCCTGCGGAGCCTGAGCCGTCAGGCTCGCCTCGTGGGCGGCGACAGCCGCGGCCAGGAACGCCTCGTCCGGGTCTGGGGCCGGGACCTTGAACCGCTCCGCGACGGTGGACAGCACGTCCTCGAACGAGGTGTCGATCATGGTCCCGGCCTCGTCGGGGACGGGGATCGTCAGTTTCAGGTGCCCGGCGGCACGGGCCTGCCGGTACATGTTCTTGACCGCTTCCAGCGAGTCCAGGCTGGACAGCCGGTAGAGGTCCGCCGGGAGCGGGCCAGTCTCCTGGACGATGGGCGCGGTGGGAGCCAGCGGGCGGGCTGGGCGGGCCTGAGCCGGGGGACCGGCCTGCGCGCCCTCGCCGTCGTTGTCGTCGCCGCCGGGAGCCACGCCGGTGGCCGACACCAGGCAGTAGCGCCGGGCGTAGGTGATGGCGGAACCGAGCGACTGCCAGTCCTGGCCAGCCCTGCCGACGGGGACGGTGCCAGTCAGCGACTCGCCGGACTCGCCGTGCAGGAGCGACCAGGTGAGGATGATGCTCCCGTTCTCGTGGGTGTCCAGCGAGGTGGTCCAGGCGAGCCCCACCTTGGCCAGCGCCGGGATCGTGGCGGCGGACACGTCGGTCAGGTCGGCGTAGTCGTACGAGTAGCCGGACTTGCCTTCCTTGCCGGGGATGCGCGCCGTCTGGCCCTTGGCGACGGTGGGCAGGTTCACCTGGAACGCGGCGAGCGCGAGGGCGAGGTTGGGGTACTGGTCGGGGCCGAGGGCCTTGACGGCGACCCCGGCGGTTTCCTTGGATGCGGCAGGCATGGTGGTCCTTTCGGTAGGTGTGATACCCACAGTAGTGCGGGGCTCGGACATTCAGCCCTTGGGCCGGGTGATGGTCAGTTTCTTGCCCTCGACAGGCTCCTGGGTGGTGAACCGCTCGCGCAACTTCTCGTAGCGCTCCACGGTCGTCCGGGCCTGCTCGCGCATCCCGTCCTCGTCCACCGTGCGCTTGACGGAGCGCACCGTGGACACGGTGATCCGGGCGAACCCGGCGTCGATGGAGGTGTCGGGGCTGTCCTGACTGGCGTATCGCTCCTGTAGCGCCTCCCAGGCCTGGGCCTTCGCGGCCTTGGCGATGTTCTCGTTGTCGAGTGCCTGGAAGTATTCGGCCACGAGCACGGCGTCCTCGACGGGGAGGTCCGACACCGGCGGCAGTTCGCCCAGTGAGTACGCCAGGCGGGCGGCGTCAATCTCTGCGAGCGCCCGCGGAGCCACCTCGCCCACCAGCACGTCGATGAGCGCCTGATCCCGGGGAATCCAGCACCACTCCGGGGGGCCGAGGGGCGTGAAGGTGGCAGTCTCGGGGTCCAGCACGTTGTCGTGAGTCTCCCAGACGAACAGCGTCCGGGTGGCGTTCATCACGTACATCTGCCAGTTCATCTGGACGTAGTAGCCGGACTTGTCGAACTTGGAGCCCGGTTCGATGCTGACCAGCACGCGGGCGGCGTCGATGGTGCCGGGGGTGAGGTCGTTCTTGGAGGTCTTGATTTCGGCCAGGATGGCGTCCTCGGTGCCGACTTCCAGTTGCCCGCCGCTGTAGGGGACCAGGCTGATGCCGTCGGGGGATGCCAGGTGCCGGGGGTTCAGCGCGTGGCTGTAGACGTGCGAGCACGGGTCGATGCCGAACCGGATGCGAACCCAGTCAGCGATGACCGGCTCGCGGAGGTCGCCGTGGTAGGCGTACTGGCCCAGGGTGTACGGCTGGCCCTTGACCGGCACGTTCCACATGTCGTCGTCCTCGCCGGTGACCTTGGCGGCGATGATGGCCCGGCGTTTGGACGGCTGGCCCCAGTCTCGAATCTCGGTGGCGGTGATCCCGCCGCGGCGTTGGTCCAGCCAGGCCTGCCGGACGGCGGGGTCCGGGTGCCCCTTGCCGTCGGTGACGCCCTGGATCGGTGCGTCGTCGGTCAGAGTGGCGGTGAGGGCGGCGGTAGGGTTCATACCTACACCCTACAACACGCCTCCGACACGGGCCTATCGCGCCCAGGCCACCTCCCCAGTCCGCGGGTTGATCCGGCGGATGGTGGCCTGGCTCACGTCGCTGAACCGTTCCAGGCTCGGGATGCTCATGTCCAGCGCAACGCCGTGGCCCAGCCACGTCATGCGCTCACGAGCCACCTCGCGGGTGGGGCGGTCGGAGCCGAACTTGAACTCGGCGGCGAGGTCGATCAGGCGGTTCTTGACTTGCTCGACTGTGGCGGTCACGCGGCCACCGCCTTGATCTGGGCGACCAGGACGGCCAGCGCGGCGTCGTCCAGGTCGGTCCAGCCGCCGACGATGCGCTCCACCGGCCAGGAGCCGGGCACCTCGTAGAGCGGCGCGCAGTCCCCGAACATCGGGTCCACGTCCCGGTAGCAGGAGCGGCAGATGACGCCGTTGCCGCCACCCTTGCCGCTCGCGCCACAGCACGGCGTCAGCGGGTAGGCCAGGTAGGCAGGCGACTCGTCCGTGCCGATGTTGGCCACGGCGATTGTCACGTCCGGGAGGACGAACTTGGTGGTGGTCATGGCGTCAGCCTTCCTGGGTGTGGTTGCACCCGTGGTTGAAACAGAGAGCGCGCTTGCGAGCCGGGCGGCGTTTCTTGCCGTTGACCCAGAGCGCCGGGATCGTCACCCAGTGGAGTTCGTGCTGGCCGTCAGCGGCCCAGCCGCACCCCGGGGCGGTGGTGATGGTGGTGGTCATTGGGGACCCTTTCAGTGGAACCGGCTTACACCTATAGCCTAGTCCATCCCACCTGGGAGAACGCCGAACCCGGGTTAGTGGATCGGCGTGACCTCCAACTCCATGTGCGGCACGGCGGCACGGTCCAGGAAGATGCGCGGCATGTTCTTGACCATGAACCAGGGCGTGTCGTCCGGCACCACGCCCGCGTCCACGATGCCGTCGCAGAGCGCCTTGAGCGTCGGCACGATGTTGTCGGCGTCCCGCCGGTGGGCATCCTTGACCACCCAGACCAGCGTGACCTCGACGCGGGGCTGAGGGCCGAGCCGGGCGACGAGGAGTTTGCCGGTCAGCCGCACGTCCTTGACCACCGCGGCCCTCTGCGCCCAGTGGCCCCAGCGCTGATTCTCGGTCAGCGGCGGAGCGGCCCAGTCCAGCCGGTAGGTCGGCATCAGCGCAGGAGCGCGGCGTATGCCAGCATCCCGGCGCAGATGAGCATGAGCGCTCCGCCGACGATGACGTTGGCCCAGAAGTGAGCGCGCTCGGGGTCGTGGGGCTTGGCCAGGTTCTTGGGTAGATCAGTCATAGACGGGGTCCTCCTCTTTCGGCCCACGGGGATCGTAGGCGGAGTAGTTCAGGTCATGGGTTTCAACCCAGTCGATCAAGCGGTCGTAGCAGTCCTGCTCGTACTTGTCGTCCACGGCGCGACCGCGGACCCGCTGGCCCTCGATGGCGGCGAGCCATTGGCGGTACAGGTCCTTGGCGATGGCGCGGTCCTCGCGGTTGCTCATCGGGTGATCCCTCGGTAGAGCGCCTGGATGGCGACGATGACCAGGGCCACCAGCCAGACCGTGAACAGGAACAGGATGCAGAGCGCCACCAGGGCGATGCCGCCGAGGAAGAACACCAGCCCGGCGGCGACCAGAATCTCCATCAGCGCATCCTCCCGTAGACCGGCTGGTCCAGCGAGTTGAACCCCAGGAACGCCACCTCGCCACCGAGGCGGTGCCGGGCGGCGGCACCGGCCAGCGCCGGGCCGACGGGGTCCAGCGCGATCTTCTGCCCGCCCTCGGACACGTAGCCGCGGGCGGCGATGCGCTCCACCTCCTCCGGGGTGACGCCGCACGCCACCTCGGTCGGAGTCAGTTCGACGCTCACTCGGGGACCCAAGCGAAGTAGAACCGCGGCGAGCCGGTGAACATCAGCGTGCCGCGCTGGCCGTCGGCCTTGCGGATCACGGTGACGAACGGGGCGAGGAACCCGTCCACGGTGAACTTCTCGCGCATTTCGTCGGTCGTCCAGACCGGGCGTCCGGCGGCGACCTCGTTGTGGATCAGGGTGGGCGCGTCCAGGATCAGTTCGCGGCGAGCCTGCTCGGTGGGATCGGTGGTCATGATGGTCCTTTGCAGTAGAAGGTGGCGTGGTCGTCGGCCAGGAACAGGAGCCTGGCCAGGGTGTTGTCGGAGTCGGGCACCAGGGAGGAACCGACCTCGTCGTCCACGGTCTGCCCGCAGTCCAGGCAGACCAGGAGCACGTCGTTGTGGAGGTTGTCGTCCACGTGCCGGATCAGGAACCGGTCGGCGTCCAGGGCCATCAGAGCCTCCCGGCGCAGATGGGGCCGATACCGGCGGCGACGGACTCAGGGTCCGTGAGGAGCCTCGCGCACACGACGCACCGGCCCGTCTTGACGCCAGCCTCAGCGGCCTGGTCCAGCGTGAGCCGCTGGGCCGACGCCATGAGCCGCATGGCTCCGGGGGCGTACTCGTAGCCGGACTCGCTGAACACCTTGGCGTAGAGGTTGCCGGACGACTTGGCGGCTTGCACCTTGTAGATCAGGCCCTCCACGAAGTAGTACCCCTCGCCCACGGCGTTGCCGTCCTCGTGGACGCGGGGGAGTGAGGGGAGCGCCATCAGCGCGTCGATGGCGGCGCTCGCGGACTGCATGGGGAGCGGCGCGCTGGATTCGAGCGAGTCCTGGATGGCGAGTGCCAGTTCGGGGATCAGCGCCAGGTTCTTCTCCGCGAGGAGTTTGACGACGAACGCGATCTGCTTGTCCGACGCGGGCCGGTAGTGGGTGGTCGTGAGAGTCATGGGGGCTTCCTTCCTTCTTCACTCAGTTTACCAAACCCGGGTTAGGCCAACCTGGGAGCGAACTCAGGTTAGGACGGGAGCGCCCAGCGGGTGACCTCCGCGAGCGCGACGTAACCGAGGCCGAGGTTGCCGGACACCAGCCAGCGATCTTCCAGGACCATCCACTGGTCGGCGTCACCCAGCCCGGGGCTGTCGGCGGTGTCCATGCCGGGGGTCATCCACGGCAGGAGTTCGTCCAGCACCTTGTGGGCCGACTCGATGGTCATGCCGTGGGCCACGACGCCCTCGACGTTGAACAGCACGTCGGACAGCGCCCGGCCATCCTCGTCGGCCAGGTAGACGACGGGGATGCACTCCTCCACGTCAGCCAGCGTGCGATCCGGCGCGAGTTCGCACCAGGTGTTCGGGAACAGGATGCGCTCGTGGCCGTCGGAGTGCTGGATGTACGTGCGGAGGCCGGACGACCAGCAGTTCACGATGGTGCGCCAGGTGCCGTCGGCGGAGCGGTAAGTCTCGCCGGGCATCAGGTCCTTGGCGGCGGGCATCAGAGCGCCACCCCTTCACGAACCTCGTAGCCGAACTGGGCCGCGAACTCGCTCGCCTCGGCCTCGCAGTCGGCGGGGAACCAGACGATGGAGTGGAACGGGTCCTCGTCCGGGCGGAGGAGGTGGGCGGGCGTCAGTTTGCCGACGCCGAAACCGAGGGTGCCCTCGGCGGGTGCGGGGGTGGTCATGCGGAAGTCCTCTCGATGGTGTCCACGTAGCCGTGGGGCGGAAAGTTGGTGTCCAGCACGTCCTGGGCGGCGTCGTTCGCGGCGTCCCAGTCGTCGGCGGTCACGTCGATCAGGGTGTCGTAGGTGCGGCCTGAGCCGTCCGGGTCGTCCCACGCAAGGCGGGCGGTGTAAGTGGCCATCAGTCGTCCTCTCAGTGACGGTCGCCCGGGAATGCGAACCAGGCGGAGGCCTTGGCCTCGGCCCAGATTTCGCCCTGCTGTTCGTGCCAGGCGTTCTCCGCCTCGCCGTCGGGGTCGTTCTCCTCGGTGAAGATCGGCTTGGCGAACGCGCCGCCCTGCGGGTCGAACGGGTTGCGAGCGCGATCCTCGGCCTCCTCGTCGGTGTAGCGACCGCCGTGCCAGCCACCCTCAGCCCAGCGCGCCCAGGCGAGCGAACCATCCTCGTCCGGGTCCACCGGCGCGGTGGCCTCGTAGACGAGTTCCTTGAGTTCGGCGTAGGTGCCGACGAATCCGGTGGTCAGGCCGAGGGCCTTGGCCTCAGCGAACAGGTCTTGAGCGAACATCTGGCACCCTTTCAGTGGAACCGGCTTACACCTATAGCCTAGTCCATCCCACCTGGGAGAATGCCGAACCCGGGTTAGCGTGTCAGGACCGCCCTGACAGCGGTTCGGACAGAGCGCGACCCCCGACGCGCTGGCGCGGCTGGGGAGCCGCGGGGCGTCAGGGGGCCGCTGACCGGCTGGGTTCCGGGTAACCCCTAGTGTCTCACCTGGGCAGGAATCCTTGCCAGACCAGGACGGCCACCTCGATCACCAGGACCGCGAGGACGATCCAGGAGAACCACTGGAACCCAGACCCACCGCCACCGGTGCGGGCGATGGGCCGGGGTTTACGCCGGTTGCGACCGACCCTCTCGAAGTGGAACGTCCACCGGGGCCGCTCCTCACCGCCGGGGGTGGACACCTCGGCCCGAGCCACCGGAGTCGATGACCTCGTTGATGTCCTCACCCGTCGGCCACGGCGCGACATCGCGCCACTCGGCCAGAGTGTCCACCGGGACGTTGCGGGTCCCGGCGGGCGGCGGCGTCCCGCCGTCGGTGGCGTACTCCTCGTCGTAGATTTCCTGAGCCCGTTCCAGGAGCGTGTCGAAGTAGGCGATCTGCGCGTCACCCGGGCACTCGGTCCCCTCCTGGCCGTCGCACTCCCGGTGGCCGAGCACATGCTGGCGGTCGATGGCCGGGAAGTCCACCGGCACACTGTCCAGGTGCTTGCCGTGGAGTGAGCGGAGTTTGGCGATGTTCCGGGCGTGCGCCTCCCACTGCTCGTCGGTGAAATCGTCGTCCGGCCCGCCGACTGTCTCCACCGCGAACGACCGCCAGTTCCAGTCCGGGCCGGTGGCGGCGGGCTTGGCACCGGGGCGGATGAACTCGGTCTGCGCGCCGTCGCGGTTCATCTGCGTGGTCGGGCAGGACGACCGCGAATTGCAGTACGAGTGCCAGTCGGTCGCCGCCGCGTCGTCGGTGCCGGTGTCGGTGTAGTGGATGACGTACGTGTCGATCACGCCGTCCACTTCCAGCGTCCCGGCGAGGTTGCGGCTGGATCGCTCCACCGGGTTCTTGCAGTCCGTGAAGCCCAGCGGGGCCTCTAGGCCGAGGAACGCGAACGGCCAGATGGGCGGGTACTCCACCAGTCCACGGGGGTTGTCCACGCTGGCCGGGTCCGGCGGCTCAGGCGTCGGCACCTCGGTGAGCCCGTCGGTGGCGGCGGAGGTAAAGCCCCCAGACCACATCCAGTCCGAGTCAGCCTTGCGCCTAAACCAGACATCGTTGCCCTCGACGGCATCGCCGTGCGTGAAGCCGTCCATGTCCACGACGGTGCCGCCGTCCGCCGACGAGTGCGCCGGGGAGTCGGTGTACGGGAGGTCCCGGATGTTCGCCGGGTTGGTGCCGACGATACGGGTGGTGACGGTGGGCTCCGGGTCCGGCTGGTTCAGGTCGGCCAGGTCGTGCGTGCCCGTGTCGGTGAACCCGCCGGACCAGAAGTAGTCGCCGCTGATCGCGCCGCGGAACCAGACCGTGTTGCCGTCCACGGACTCGCCGGTGATCCAGCCGTCCATGTCCGCGATGGTGTTGGGCGCGAGCGTCTGGGTGGCAGGGTTGGCCGTGCTGGGATCGCTCCGCCCGTTGGCCGAGTTGGGTCCGACGGTGCGCTGGTAGCCTGCCGCCGGGACAGCCGGGTTGAGGTCCGTGAGGTCGTGGGTCCCGGTGTCCGTGAAGCCGCCGGACCAGAACCAGTCGCCGCTGAACTCGCCGCGGAACCAGACGTTGTTGCCGCTGACTGTCTCGCCCCTGATCCAGCCGTTGAAGTTCGCCAGGGTGCCGGGGGGCAACTGCTGGGTGGCGGGCTGGGCCGTGGACGGGTCCGACCGCCCGTTCGCCGGGGAGGAGCCGACCACGCGCTGGGTCCCGGTCGGTTCGGGGCTCCCCACGTAGTTCTCGAAGTTGAGCGTGCAGGAGGAACAGAAGTTGTAGTACCAGCCGTCCCAGAGCGTCTGGTGGACGTGCGCGCCATAGCCCCAGTCGCTCCCGTAGCCGGACGCGCCGGTGAGGCCGACCTGTTGGCCAGCGCTCACCCGGTTGCCGACGCCGACCCAGATTTCCGCCAGGTGCAGGGAGCGGGTGCGCCGCCCGTCGTCCATGTCGATGGTGAGGTAGCGGCCCGTGGCGTTCGAGTTGGAGGACTTGAGGTCCGCCACCACGCCGTTGCCGGGTGCGTACAGCGGGGAGCCGTAGGCCGAGCCGTAGTCGGTGCCCGGCTCACTCGACGGCGGGTTGCGGTCGATGTGGCAGGGCTGGGAGCACGATACGAATGCGGTGTTGGTCGGCAGGTTGTAGCCCATCGGTCAGTCCTCCACGCTCTCGTCGCCAAACCGGGCGAACAGTTCGTCGGCCCCGATGTCCATGACCTCGCGGATGCGCTGGACGATGGGCCGATTGCGGATGTCGTGCGGTGCCGCCCGGAGGAGCGCCGCGATGAGGACCATGCGCCGGTCGTACTGCCGGATGATGGCCTCCGAGCGGTCGAAGCCGAACGCCTCGCGTTGCAGTTCGCTCATCGCCTTGTCGAGTTCGTGCTGGACGAACGGTTCGATGTCGCGCCGGTTGTAGTCCGGCGGCACCGTCACGTCGCGGTCAAGGGTCCACGGATCGCCGCCGTCGATATTCGCGTCGATGTGGATGTGCAGTTCAGCCATGGGTGCATCCTCCTCTACTCAGTTGCCGACGCGCTCTATTTGGAGCACGGACGATCCCAGCCCGATGTTGTTGCCGCTCTGCGAGGTGAACGCCGACCCGCCGTTGGCGACTCGCACGACATCGTTGACGGCGAGCGTGACCAGTGTGGTGATGATCCAGCCGGTGTTGGCCGCGGGGTCGCTTGACAGTGAGTACGACACGGTGGTGCCGTTGCGTTGCAGGACCATGCCGCCGGTGACGGCGGTGGACTGGCGCACCTGGGCCGTGATCAGATACCGGCCCGCCACCTTGCATGTGCCTGCGCCGCCCGCCACCGTCCAGCCGCCGACGTTCTCGATGATGGTCCCGAATGGCACCACGGCGTTGGCCGCGACTGCCGTGGTCGGTGCCAGTTGCAGGGTCAGCCTGCTGACCAGTCCGGCGGTGGCCGTCCCAGCGGTGGGCCGGGGGAACTTCCGGCGCTCAAGCCGCTGAACCCGGCCTGAGAGGTCGGTCAGGATTTCCTGCAACGTCCGGGCGACCATTACTCAAGCCCCCTCGCCGCGACCTGAGCGGGGCCGCTGGGCACCAGGGTGACGTTGATCTTCTCGCCGGTGGCGTCCTCGGTGACGCGCATCTTATGGAGCACCTGCATCTGGCTGATCTTGTGCAGGTTCAGTGTGGCCAGGAGCGGCATTTCCACGCCGGGCACGAGTTCCTGGATGGTGAGGTCGTGGGACAGGCGGAGTCCGGCGTCCGGCATCCGCAGTTCGATGGGCACCGGGATGCGCCCGACGAGGCCGCGCTGGGCCTGCGAGTTGAGCGCGTCCTGGCTGGCGTCGGTGTCGGCCCCCTCCTCGTTGTCGGCGGTGTGGATCATGGTCCACGCGCCGTAGTACGGGTCCACCCGGCCCGCGTTGCCGACGGCGGGCGGCGGCGGCTCCTGGCCCTCCTCGACGGCCTCCTCCTGCTGAGGCGACACATGCCAGATGGCGGTGTAGTCCGAGCCGCTGACGATGACCTCGGGCTCGCCGTAGAAGTCGTTCTCGGTGAGTTGCCGGGTCCGACCGACGGCGACCGCAGAGTCCCAGACCAGAATCTTGCGGCCCAGGGCGGTGATGTTCACGCCCGACCGGATCAGGTTCGCCAGGTGCTCGCCCAGCGTCATCTGGAACGCCTCGGTGTTGGAGCGGGTCAGCACGGTGCCGGGCCGGACTTCCAGGAACGGCAGGATGTTGGCGGGCGGCGTCAGGTTCTCCCAGCGCTGGACGGTGATGGTGTGCGCGGCGGTGGCGGTGCCGACGACCATGTCGTAGGGGACCGTGAGTTCGTGGGTGATGATGTCCAGAATGCGATCCGTCATCAGGGTCGGCGTGTCCGGGTCGGTCGGCCACGGGACCGACAGCGCCGTGCCGTTCAGGTACTCGCCCACGTCCTTGGCGATGATCCGCGCCGTGGTGGACTTGGTGGTGGATTGCAGGATCGGCCCCTCCCAGACCCGGTCGTCGCCGCGGAAGATCACGAGTTCATGGCGGCGGGGCTCGATCTTGCGGATGGTCTGCGCCTGAGCGTCACAGGACTTGCCGGTCAGCAGGATTTCGCCATCGGTGACCGCGCTCTCCTCCCGGCCCCAGGACACAAAGTTGAGGTCCCGGAGGACGCCGATCCGCCGCCTGCCGCCGCGGTCGTAGATCGCCGCAGTGTGCCCGGCGACACACTCCTCCCCGAACTTGCCGACGACCATCAGCCCAGCCGCTCTGTGAGCGCGAGCGCGGTGGTCACGTTGCCCACGAGGACTTCCAGCGGGGTGTCGAACGAGAACAGGTAGCCCTGGCCGCAGGACAGGATCGGCCAGGTGGCAGGGACGCCGTCGGAGCCGTAGAGG